AAAGAGAGAGCTTACTAAGCACATACAGCCACGGCGGTATTGCAATACTGTTGCCGAGCGCCTTATATCGTGGGCTGTCGCTGTCCTTATGTTTTATACCTTTGCTGTCCGTCCATTCGCCTATATCCGTCCAGCCGTCAGGGAAACCTTGTAAGCGTTCACATTCAAGTGGTGTCAGGCGACGCACGGTGTATTCACCATTTTTTGCGTACACTGGCTGATTGTTCCCGCTCATACCGGCAGCGGCTGTTAGTGTCGGTGCCTTATCGTCTGTCCGAATCTCAGCGCCGCCCTGTTGTGTAGCCATACACACACCGTTACAATATCCCGGACGCGTACCGCTACAAACTGTAGTTGCCATTTCAGCATATAGACGCGTATTCTCTGCGCGGAATCCGAGAGGGAATCCTTGACACGGTGTGTTGTTTGGCTGTAAGCAGCAAGGGTAGCCTTGTCCGGCTTGCCCTCCACCGGTTGTTAAACTGGTATGCTTTTCTTCTTGTAATAGAGCGTCACCATTTCCTTTTGTGATAACGCCGTATGATAATTCGGGATTAGGCACAAATAGTGTTTGGTCGTTGCCCGTCGCCAGTGTTCCTGATTTATCTTTCTGTATCAATGCACCTTTACCCCCCCGTTACAGCCGCTTCTCATTCTGAGGGCGTATGCTGTCTGTTCATCAGGTATATCAACAATAACCTTATCCTGAGATACATATTGATTGCCTATACCTTTGTTGCCGGAGGCACACAGTGAGCCGATTGTCTTTTGGTAACCAACTATCAAAGTTTCACTGCCCCCCCATAAGAGCCACCCTGAGCTTTGAGGGTAGCGGTTTTATCATCTTCATTAAACTTGTCATAAGCTGCCTGAGAAAAGCCAGTAGGGACTATTACAGAGGCGTCTTGACTTCCGGCTAATAGGGTAGGCGCTTGTTCTTCGCGGTATGCTATATCTGACTTTGAGCCAGCAGAATATTTAAAACCTGCCACAGTCAGCCCCTCCCTTTGATTGTTTCGAGTACCATTGGAGTGTTGCCCCCCCCGTACCCATTCTGCCGGTTAGGGATTGCACAACATTGTCGTCGGACAATTTTACTCTACTGTCCATAGGGTGACTGTCTATTGCTATTGCAGGCTCACCGCCGTGCGTACACGTCAGTGTAGGAGCTTTACCCTCGCTGACATTCGCACCTGACTTACCGCCGCCCTGATCTACAGCGTACACCGCTGGCCTGTCTATCGTGTTCAGCGTGTAGCTTTTGTCCTCACGCCAACCTCTGCCGCCGCAGCCTGCATTGTCCGAGCGTCCTATACTGTTGCCCTGTATGCAATAGGCTACTCTACACTCTGTATTTCCAGTGCCCTTTTCAGTATTGCTGGTAGGGGCTTGCCCCGGTGTTCTGCTCTGCGTAAAATTCCCTGACACGCCCTCGCGCTCAAAGAGTATTTCGGGTGCGGTTGCGCCTCCAAAATCTGCGACAAGTGCGATTCGACGGCGACGCTGGGGGACTCCCCAAAACTGTGCGTCGAATACACGCCACGCAATACTCCAATCTCCACCCATTCCAACAAGGGCGCCCGCTGTGGGCCAGCCGTTTTTAGGCATAGGAATATCGGGGGCTTCTTTGTAGACGACACGGATTGTTTCTTGTAAAACTGCTCCGAAGTCTGCACCTTTGTTTGAGCTAAAAGCTCCGGGTACATTTTCCCAAACCATAAACCGAGGTCGGATAGTTGTACCTGTTCTACCTCTGTGTTCATCTGCTCGCCTCATTTCTTTTATTATTCTAAGCTGCTCCATAAACAACCCTGAGCGCTCACCCTGTAGCCCAGCTCTTTTGCCAGCCACGCTCAAGTCCTGACACGGACTGCCGCCGATAATAACATTAACGGGCGGTGCGGAAGCGCCGTGTATCTTTGTAATATCACCTAAATGCTTCATACCTTCTGCTCCAACAGATTAACGGCCTCGTTCAGCTTTGCGATAACCGCAGCCGAGGTATCAACCGGAATATCCGAATTATGAGTTATTGCATACTGAGCGGCATTGATTGCCACTTCTACGTTGTGAATAACATTGTATTTTACAAATCCCACTACATTCCCTTCAGTAAATATTTCAAGCAAATCGCCCTCTTGAATATTGAGCTGACGCCTGATTTCTTTAGGGATAACTACGCGTCCAAAATTGTCAATTCGTCTGACTATTCCCATTGCTTTCACTGTCTGCCTCCTTGTCCGGTGTGAACATTTCGGGGTTGTCCTGTATTACCATATACAACGCCTGCGCCAGTTCATCTACCTTTTTCTCGTCGTGTTCTCTGTAGCCCATAAACTCTAAAACGGCGTGTACTATCTCGTGCAAAAAGTCCGCTTCCATTTTGTTTTCAGCCTGCGGACTGACACGAATTACCAGTTCATTGTAAAGAATTTCGGCGCTAACGTGACTTATACCTAAGTCCATTTTGTCTGTGATTTCAACCTGATAGGTCTTGCCGCCTACCTTAATCTTTTTTGGGATGTTCATTGTATTTACTCCTGATTCGTTCTACTGTTTTTCTGTATTTTTGTGGCAAAGGAAAAACCGTAATAAGCGTTTCGTTGTGGAAGATATAAACATTTCCGCAATAGATCCGCGCATTGTTCGCGGTCTGCTCTTTCCAGTACAGCGACGTGATATATCTATGTAAGCTACCGCTGGTATCGCTGTGTTTAATACCCAGCCTCAAGGCTTTTTCTGCGTTCTTTTTGCTTGTCCGTTTTGATATTCCCAGACGCTCTTTCATTCGCTTTGCCGCGTGTTTTGTTACGCGTGTCATTTTATCATCACCACCATTGTGTAGCTTTTCTGCCTCTACGCGCCTGCTTTCACGGGCGGGATTGGTCGGGATCAGTCGAGGCAAAAGCTGGGGGCGACGCCCCTACTGTAACTGGCACCGTCGTTGCCCGCACTGCCGTTACCGTAGACACTACAGAAACTACTGGTGTAGCCGCTGCAGGGCGTCCGTAAACCATAAAAATAAGTGCCGTAATCGTTGCACTCTTTGACGCGGCTTTTCTCTGTCGAGAAAATGTCAAGCTGAGTATCCTCCGGCTCAATCATTGTCCAAGAACCTTCACCGAATACCTGCGTTTTGCTGAGCAAGAAAACCTTGTCCTCAACTTCGACGTGCTCAACTTCGACGTGCTCACCACCGAGAATCTGGACAATCTTTGTAGGCTTGATAACCGCCTGTAATTCGTTCGGGAGCAGGGCAAGCAGAGTGGAATTTAACCATTTCCGAATTTCCGTAGCCGCCCAGCCACCAGCGTTGGTGTTCTCTCTGTTTGTGCATTTTTCCTCTTTCAAACAGTCCTCAAACACGAGGTAGGTCTTGCCGGACTTATCGTGTCCGACAACGAGTATCACGTCTTCACCGTTCTTGAGCGTGACGGGGATTCTGTCATAGGATTTGAGCAGTGTACCCAGTTCGTGCTTTTCGGCAGCTTCTTTTATTTCCTCCCAACTTACTTCTTTTTCTGCTGTAGTAATAATCTTCATTTGTTTACCTCCTGTTTTCTTGTTATGTGAATCCGTATGTATTTCGGATACTCTCTTGCTGATATACCGTAGTGCTTAAAAAAGGCAGTAATATCGGAAATACGGCGCATTGATTTCTTCCATTTGAAATAATAGACGAGTGCCTCAGCCGCTTCCTGCTCCGATAGCTCAGATGCTACCAGCCTGATTTCTTTATTCATTCTGTTCCTCCGAGTTCTCAGCCTTTTTGCTTTCGTATTCACGCCGGTACTGTTCTGAGAGTTCATCATCACATTTTGTAGCGCACATCAAAGCCGCTGCCACACACCCTGAAACCGTACCAAAAACGAATCCGACAATAATTCCTACGAGCATTTCCATTCACCTTCTTTCGTGTGTAGCTTTAAAACGTAACCGTTGCGCTGAGGATTGCGGCAGCGATCCAGTAAATGCCCTTTTTCCAATCACCGCCGGAAAAGCACATCACCGCCGCGCCTACGTCCAGCACCATTAAAAGAACAGGGAAAATGTATTGTGCTTTCATAAAAGTCTCCTATCAGTTAATCCATTTAATCACCGGATTGCCGGTGAAGCCCTTTACCCAAACATACCAGCAATAACATACTGCGGTTGACTTCGCGTATTTTTCAAAATCGCCATTCATAGCGCACCGCAAACGCGACGAGCTGACATATACTGTCTTTGGTGGGTATTTCTCAAACAGCTTCCTGCGAGCTTTGCCCTCAAGAAATTGTATTTTAAGAAACATTGCTACTTTCGTTCCGTCCGGTGAGATTTCAAGTGCGTGTTCAACAAATTGCTGAGCCTTAGAGTAGGGTGGGTTTGTGATTATGTCGAATCCTGCAACGGGGGGGCAACACAACTTAAAAAATCCTGTTGATAACCATATCCTCTGTTGACAACATCCGTAGCATAAACGCAGTATCCCGCCTTTTCAAACTCTTTGGCAAGGTGTCCTTCGCCGCAAGCACATTCCCAAATGTACGGTGAGAAGTTTTCAACTTCCATAAGAAGCTGTGCCGCCTTTGGCTCTGTTGCGTAATAATCGTTTATCTCACGCTCATTATGTGCGTAATTGCGTGCACCAAGTATCGCGTGTGTTGTTCTGCTATTGCCTGTCCAATCCTTCTGCACTGTGCTACCTCTATAAAAGTGTTATGAGTAATAACACAAAGGACATCACCATACCGATAAAGAACATATAGCCGCGTTTTTCAGTTTTACTGCTCAGACAAGCTAAGAAGAAAAACACACCGATAATTAACAACGTAATCTGTGTAGCTATCATCATTTGCGTGTACCCGTGTTGTCGTCCCAATACCGGGCAAAGTAAAGAGCCAGATACAGGATAGCAAGGAAATATATGCCGTAGAGAAACAGCCAGTAGTATGAGCAACTTACTGCCAAGATCGCCGGAATTAAAAGCGTACCTAATATACTACCACCCACAAACACTAAAGCTGC